TTGGCCGAAGTTCATAAACATTTGCGATATGGACGCGTCCTCTTTATGACAGATCAAGATCGAGATGGATCTCATATCAAAGGTCTAGGTATCAATTTGTTTGAAGATCAATGGCCGAGTTTGACGAAAATCCAGGATTTCATTGGTTTTATGAATACACCGATTTTGAAAGCCCGGAAAGCCGATAAAGAATTGCTGTTTTATAATGATGGAGAATATGAGCAATGGAAAAAGGATACACCAGCAAGTGAAGTAGCTAAGTGGAAGATCAAGTATTACAAAGGGTTGGGTACCAGTACGGGAAAAGAATTCCGCGAGTATTTTGAAAACAAGAAAATCGTTGGATTCGAGTACGATTCGGTGACGAGTAAAAACGCGATTGATATGGTGTTCAATGATAAACGTGCAGATGATCGTAAAGACTGGCTGGCAAAGTATGACCGCGAGTCTTATTTAGATACCAGTCAAAAATCGGTAACTTACGATCAATTCATCGATAAAGAGTTGATTCATTTTTCCAAATACGATTGTGATCGTAGTATTCCGAACTTGATGGACGGGCTCAAAATCAGTTTACGCAAGATTTTGTATTCGGCGTTTAAACGCCATCTGACACAAGAAATCAAAGTGGCCCAATTCAGTGGTTATGTTTCGGAACATTCGGGATATCATCACGGTGAAGCTTCTTTAAACGCCGCTATTGTAGGTATGGCGCAGAACTATGTTGGATCAAACAATATCAACCTGCTTTTGCCTTTGGGGCAATTTGGAACGAGAATTCGTGGGGGTCAAGATAGTGCAAGTGAAAGATATATTTTCACGGCTCTAAATCGGTTGACACGAACGATTTTCCCGCAACAGGATGATTCTGTTTTGAAATACTTGGACGACGACGGACTCTTGGTGGAACCGATTTATTATGCTCCGATTTTACCGATGGTTTTGGTCAATGGTAGTAAAGGAATCGGTACCGGATTCAGTACCGATATTATGTGTTATGATCCTTTGGAAATCGTCGCTTATCTAAAAGAGAAGTTGAATAACACAAGTGGTAGTGTTGTTTCGACTTTGTACGAATTCAAGCCTTATTGGGAAGGTTTCCAAGGTTCGATTACCAAGATCAGTGAATCCAAATATTTGATCAAAGGTTTGTATCAAAAGCTCGGTAACGATAAGATCCGTGTCACTGAGTTACCTGTTGGTTTTTGGACGGAGAAATTCAAGGAACACTTGGAGTCGCTTTTAGAACCGGTCGATAAAGCAGGGAAAAAGTTGACACCGTTGATCAAAGACTACGATGATATGAGTAAAGATACCAATGTAGATTTTACCATTACCTTTTCCAAGGGTAAGATTGAGGAATTAGAACAAACTGTGCTGGACCACGGTTGTAATGGTTTAGAGAAATTGCTAAAGCTCTATACGACAAACACGACAACGAATATGCATCTATTCGACGCTTCCGATAAATTGAAAAAATACGAAACGGTTCAAGAAATCATCGACGACTACTTTTTAACACGCCTGGAATTGTATTCTAAACGCAAGGAGAACTTGATCGAAGTTCTAACGAAAGAACTCGTCTTGCTATCCAATAAGAAACGCTACATTTTAGAAAACTTAGATGGCGTCATTGATTTACGCAAGAAGGCCAAAGTGGAAATCAATGCTTTGTTAAAAGAAAGAGGATACGACGTCTTGGACGAAGACGAAGACTATAAGTATCTAGTAAAAATGCCGATGGATAGTGTGTGTCAAGAAAACGTGAATCGATTGGAAAAAGATCATTCAAGTAAGGAACAAGAATTGAAATTGACACAAAGCAAAACCATTCAACAAATGTGGTTCGAAGAGCTTGACGTTTTCAGACAACAATATTTGGAATACAAAGAGGATCGCGAACGCGCATCCAATTCTAATCCTTCTTCCAAAAAAGAAGGTAAATCAGGTGAGAAAAAGAAATTAAAGATAGTAAAGAAGGGTTAAAATTAGGGTTAAAAACAAAACAATTCGTCCAAAGATAATATAATTCATTATAATATCTTTTTTTATGTCTGAATCCGTGCCTTACTACTATAAAAAAGATTTCGCTTTTGAAAAAGGATTTCTGGATGAATCCGTTGATATAACTTATATTCTTCACTTAGAGGGGAATGGACGCCTTGAATCCATCGAGAAACAGTTGGAACAATTTCATCCCACCAAAAAGGTCGTTATAGTTTTCAATAAAGGAATAAAGTCCGGAAAACCTTTACCTGTTTCCTCTCCGCCTTATGATTTGGCCGCAACCTATTTGTATATTTTCCAAGATGCCAACAAAAACAAGTATGAAAATATTTTAATTTTAGAAGATGATTTTATCTTTGGAGAGAAAATTACAACTTCTCTCAATACCGATCGAATCAATCAGTTTCTTCAAAGTAAAAGAGATAAAAAAAGAGATAAGAAAAAAGAGAAAAAGGAAAGTTTTATGTACTGTTTAGGATGTATTCCTTTTATACAAATTCCTATTTGGGGTGAGTACTATCATCGAAGAACATTGATGAGAAGAGGTACACATGCCTGTATCTATTCTTTAGAGGCTAGGAACAAAATTCTTAGCGTTGATCCCTGTGAAATATTTGAATGGGATATTTATACCAATTTGTATTTAACGTGTTATATGTATTACGAACCTCTTTGTTACCAATTATTTCCTCAAACGGAATACAGAAAACATTGGATGTATTTCTTTGGAATAACCGAACTTGATAATTGGTCACAATGGTTTTTGGAATTGGATAAGAAGGTGGAACCAGGTTACTCGTTTTTTTATTGGGGGTCTTTATTTTATTGGATTTTCTGTTTTTTTTTATTGGTTTATTTGCTCTATCTATCTACATATTAAAATATGTTTGTCTTTCAGAACAAAAATAACTACCTATATTTCCATAGGTTGTTTTATTGGTAGAAAAACTATAACATTGGGATAAAGTATTTTCATAAAAATCTTTGGGTCTTTCGTAATCACATATTAATTCATCACCTGGTTTCACTTTTCTTCCTAACCAATCTTCGTAATAAAAACGTTGCTCGGTTTTTAAAGGTTTTTCTACTCTAGAAATATAGGATCCACGTGCATACCAAAAATTAATCCACAACCATCCACAACCACCAGACATCCAACCTACTTTATCAATAGATGGAAAAATAGTAAAGACTTCTTTTACTTTATCCATTTCTTTCAAAATGGTGATGAAATCGAGATTACTAACATAATAATACCATTCGGATCTAGTTATATGTTTGGAATGAAAATAAAGAATAATATCGTTTCTTTTATTATGTATTTGTCCTAATTCCCAGACTTTCTTGATTCCTCTATATTCAAACTCGTTTTCATAATAACATTCTATTTCTATACAAACATTGGGAAATAGGGAATGAACCCTTTCCTTAAATTCTATTTCTTTTTCCTTTGAAATGGTGGCTATAATATAAATAGGTGAATTCATATAGGTGACTAAACTGATTTGATGGAATAACCAATCCATATAATTGGGGTTTATTAAGCAATTAATTAAATAAACAATATGGAAATGGTATTCTTCCTTGTTAAAAAGTTGAATTTCGGTGTTTATGCTAAGATAATGCTCGTAGTTCTTTTTCACTAAGGCTAAACTCATTTTTATTTTTAAGATGGATTCTATAATCAAAGAGAGATATTTATTTTCCTTTTTATACTTCAACTTTTTGCAACGAAGTAAGAAAGTTGGGCTAAAAAACCTTGGGAATAACATATTTATTAATTATTTTTTGAGGAGGGGTCATAGGGGAACCTAGGTTCCCCTAAAAAATTGATATTATTATTATTAGTAATCTTTCTTGAAAATAAACTTAATCATAATTAACATAATAATATCAATGGTTCACGAAGATATCGAAATTCAAAATGTCGATGGACTCATTTATCTATCGAAAATCGAAAAAGGCTCTATAGATTTGGTGTTAACTGATCCTCCCTATATTATTTCCAAAGATTCCGGGATGAATTCTCATTTCAAAATGATTCAGGAAAATGAGGAAAAGGGTATCTTTCAGATAAAAACCGAAGAAGAATGGCTTTTGTACAAAGAAGAAAATGATGTTATAAACGATGAAAAAAAGACGAATTATTTGAAATATGGTACGATTTACGGAAAAAAATACGGAGTCAAAACGGATTATGGGGACTGGGATTCGGAATTTACTTTGGAACAGTTAGACCGATTTATCGGGGAATATTATCGGGTTCTAAAAAAGGGTGGTACCGCGATTATCTTCTTTGACTTGTGGAAAATCAGTTACTTGAAAGAAATAATGGAAAAACATAAATTCAAACAAATTCGGTTTATAGAATGGATCAAGACGAATCCTCAGCCGATTAATAGTAAAGTGAACTACTTGACGAATTGCCGGGAAATCGCCTTACTTGGAGTCAAGGGAGGAAATCCGACATTTCATAGCTCCTATGATAATGGTATTTATTCGTTTCCTTTACAGGGAGGGAAAGGCCGGATTCATCCCACACAAAAATCCCTTCCGTTGTTTGAAGCCTTGATCGAAAAACATTCGAATGAAGGGGATCTGGTACTTGATACCTTTTTAGGTGGTGGAACAACGGCTTTGGCTTGTAAAAATAAAAAAAGGAGATTTCGTGGGTGCGAAATTTCCAAAGAATTCTGTGACCGTGTGATCAAAATGATGTAAGAGGAGGGGGTAAG